ATGAAAGAAACTGATTTTAATGAATGGATTGATTCTAGCTTACCTAAGTTTAAACTTTTAGGTAAGCATATTGCCTTTATAATTGAGAACTTATTGCAGCAAAATAAAATAGACTATCTTTCAGTGAGTTACAGGACGAAAACTAAAGAAGGAATACTCGAAAAAGTTAATAGAAAAAATTATAAAAAACCTACTGAAGAACTAACGGATATTTCTGGAGTAAGGGTTATACTTTATCTTGAATCAGATATAGCTAAAGTGAGTGATATTATTAAATCCACTTTCAATATTGACGAAAGTAATAGTATGAGCAATGAAAGTAGACTTTCATCGGATAAAATTGGATATAGATCTGTACATTATGTATGTGATATAGGTGAAGACAGAACTTTACTTAAAGAGTATGAGTATATTTCAGGTCTAACCTGTGAGATTCAAGTTAGGACAATGTTACAGCATGCTTGGGCAGAATTAACACACGATAGAAATTATAAACTAGGTGCCAATCTACCACTACAGATACAAAGGAAGATTAATCTTTTTTCAGGCATGCTTGAGATCGCTGATGAGGGATTTTCAGATATTGTAAAATCTATTGAAGAGTATAAAGATTCAATTGCGAATAATGACTTAAATCAGTTGTTTCAACAGGAGATTAACTCGATAAATCTTTATAAATTTGTTCAGGAGATAACAAAAAATATTGGACTTGAATTGTATGAGGTAAAAGATTGGGGCGGGGAAAGCTCAAAAGAAATTATTGAAGAGTTAAAATGCTCAGGGTTGAATGATTTTAAGGCAATTGCTGATGCCTTACCTTCAAATTATGTCGAAGCATCAATGAAATACTATCCTGATAATAATATTTACGGATTTTTGCGTGATATAATGCTAATCCATGATTTTGAAGCATTAAGCAAAAAAGAAGGATTAAGTTGGGCTATAGCTGCTGATGACGATGATGATGACGCGGAAAAAATGAAGTTATTTTATGCTTGCTTTATGTCTCAAGAAAAAGCTAATCAATTAGTGAGTACATTTTCTGCCAACAATCAGCATTTCTAAAAAATAAATTTATTGCTGCTTTGTTATAATTGGCCATCTTTTGGGATGGCCATATGTAATACTATTACATGAAGGTTTTGTGAAAATAGGTATCACTTAATGAAGTCGTTAAATTCATTTGTAATGGTGATACTTAGCAACTGGCTTTAATTTCTCCATGTGGGACGACAACCCAGTCGATATGGTTTTGCGTGTAAATTTTAGTTGATTTCGCATCGCTATGTGCCATTCGTCCTTGCGGATCGATGCCCTGCTGATCGAAAAGATGCGCTGCCAGCGCTCTAATTTCGTGAAAGGTTGGTCTTTCGTCCATCGGTAGGTGGTCACATAAACCTAGCTTGTCACGCGTAGCTGAAAATGACCGACTCAAATAGTCCGGTGCAACTTGAGTAGGGTGTGAAACCTCTTTACTGCGTTTAACCTGCCGTTCTGGGATTCTGTGAACGACAAACGGACTGGCCACATTATCGCGGCTATCGTCAATTATCCGTTTCAACTCTTCACCAATCGGTATTGCAACGTGTGATTCCTCTTTTTTTTGTACTTTCTGCCTATGGATGTATAGCGTCCCATAAATACCGTTTTCTGGTTGTGCTAACCATACGCACCCGCAGATGCCGTCTTTGGGCTCTTTTATGGAATACCGGATCCGTGAAACTTCCAATCGTGCGTGTGTAGTCTGCAATGCCAAATCCATCGCGGTCCGTAACCATGGTTCGGCTGCGCGCCTGATAGCTTTAAAGTTTTCAAGTGAGAGACGCTGGCGTTTCTTATCTTCTGTCCTACGCATTTTTTTACGGGTTGCCGGGTTATCGAACATTAGCGATTCATCGACCGCATAGGAAAATAATTTTTTTAGAAAGCTGACTTTCCTGTTTTGTACGTTTGCTGATGCTTCGGCATGGTAGTGGTTTATATAGGCGTTCACATGCTCCAGTTCAATATCGCAAGCTGGTATGCTGATGAAGAATTCTTTCACCCTCAGAGCATCGTTGTTCCAATCGTCGAGTGTATTCTGTGAAGGGCGCTCATTCTCAATCGCCCGCTCCATAATATGATCTACGTGTTCAGCGAATGGTTTTGCTTCCCCCGTTACACCGCCAGATTCACGGACAAGTATTTCTACTGATGGTACATTTGTAGGCCTCATTCTGAGGTTGTATTCACGGGCTATAGCGATCGCTACAGCCCTGTCTTTACCAATATTCTTTTTTTTCCCAGTTATAAGCGTAAATTTATAAACGCCGCGATCTTTATCGAATATTAGATATTCGGGTAGATGGCGGTATTCTCTTTTTCTTGGCCTGGCTGCCATGGTTAACCCTCACTGATAAGCTGGTGAACCGTATGATTAACCATTGAGTCGACCCCCCATTTTTCAGACTCGCAGACCCAAACAGATCCGTCTACGATTTTGCCTGTGAGAAGTCCGTTTTCAACCCAACGTTTAATGGTCCGATTATCCGGGATCGAGTCTTTGGTAAATTCGCGTTTACCCCACTGACTCGCCTTCATAAGTTTTGCCATGACAGATTCTCCATACAGCCCAGCTGCACCCGGGATTACAAAATTATAAATTATTGTTGGCTGGCTTAGGTGGGACAGCATAGAGGGGACCTGGCGCAACATCGAAACGACGCCAGCGAATATCACAGGTTCTTTCTTCACCTTCTTTGTACCAGGCAACAACATCTGCTACCGGCTCGGCGTTCCTACCTGCCAACACCTCATCTACTACCTTCAACATATCAGCGAGAAAGTAAGCTCTGTTCCCGCCGTTTGAGTACTGCGTATCATGCTGAAGGTGTTCGCGCATCTGGTGCAGGCGATCGAGTGATACAGGACCGTGCGCCGGGTGGTTGTTAGTTGTCATGCTGCCCACCCCCTACGTTGATAGCCCAGCGCGTAGCGCGCTTCTATTGGGTCTTCTTCTTCGTATTCACCATTGACGCTTTTCACCATCGCCACGCAGCATTCGTTGCAGCAGCGATAGGACATAAGTTCGCCGTCGAATTTCCACGCCGTACTACGGTGAATTTCATCCTTTAAAATTACGCCAGCGCAAATGTGGCATTTGTATTCACCTCGAGAGGTAACGATTTTGTTCGATAGTTCTGTATCGCATGGCGTACCGAAATCACCTTCGAAAAGATCAAAGTCCAGTGCGTCGTCTAAATCCTGTTTGTTGAGTGAGTTAGTCATTCCAGGCCTCCAGCTCGTTCTGTATTTCCTCGTCGATCTCGTCATTGGTGGCGTCTTCGTTCAGATAGTCACGCGCCTCTTTGAGATACTGTTCGCGGCGTTCGTGATACCAGGTAGAGAACTCCGGCGACCACCCTCGGTTAGCCCCCTGAAAATCAACCATCGCATTATCCTCTGCCATACGCTCGACCATGCAATAAGCTGTAGTCAGTGCCGCTTCACGGATGTAACCGCGCAGGTCGCGCTTGCGCCAGTATGGGCTGTGCTTCGAGTCGCAGCGGCCTTTAAATTCGACGCTCCAGCGACGGATGCAACGTGTGTTAAGGGATTTGCTCATTGTGCTGCTCCCTGTCTGGCTCTATTTAATAGCTGGTTAAACATCGTGGTTAGGCTGTTACTACACCCAAACGGCATATCGTTAACACGGTATGTTGGAATGCCCTTGCGAACACCAGACTTCACGATCCGGCCGGTGCCATAGAGTTGCGATAATGCGCCAGCGACCGCGGGCGTCGTTTTGTTCATACCTTTGGCGATTTCACCGCTGGTGGTATTCGGATGAGCCTGGAGATATTCAAATACGGTCATGGCGTTTTACCTTTACGTTCCTGTTCCAGTTGCACCAGAGACTCTTTTAATGCTGCGAACGTAGCTTCCAGTCTGGTGGCGACTTCGCGCATAAGCGGTGCATGCTTTGGTGGCAATTCAGCAACGGAGGCAAAAGCCACCGCTACGAGTTCTTTTACCTTCATGCGGCGCATTGGCGCAGCTCCACCAGTTCGTTAAAGCGATTCATGAACAGGCCATAGGCTTGACCAGGACGAAGAGGGATAACCTGAATGAGATCAGAGCAGGGAATACCTTCGAGAATTTCCCACTTCGAACCGTCATCGATTTCCAGATCACGGCGCTCGGTGGCTAACATGGTTAGATCGGCATATTTCACGACGGTAGCTTGCTCAAGCTGGATACCGAATTTAAAGCGGATAAGACCATCAACATAAGTTTCCATGCGTTGGTAGTCAGGTAACAGGGCTTTGAGCGGGGCAGGAATATCCTGGCAATATGCCTCCGCAGCGTCGTGCATCAGCGCTTCAAAGGCGAACTCTGGCGGCACAATCTGGCTTACAAGCACAGAGTGCTGGGCCACACTGTAGAACTCTGGGAGATGCCCAGCGAATCGACAGATGTTGGAAAGAGCAGTTGCGATATCCTCAACATCGATATCGTCGATTGTGGCGGTCAGGTAGTTAAATTTTTTACCGGACAATGTCTGAATGTAGCTCATGGTTTTCTCCATATTGGCGCGCTGCACCGCGCAGATTTTGGTTGCACGAATCCCTCGCCGGGTGGCGATATTTAATGGAATTACGCTTCAATAAATCCCCGTGGCACCGGGGATTTAATGCAGAGCAATTAGGCTTTAAAGTTACCGATGAAAGTTTCCACTGATTCACCTTCGAACTTGCTGATCAGCAAGTCGCGGAATTCGTTGGCGATCGCTTCTTCCTGGGCTTCAAGTTGGACGATGCGCAGAACAAAGCAAGGTTCATCGCTGGTCAGCAGGCTGTTACGCAAGTTAAAGCGGCGTTCGCCCAGACCTTCATACGGCACACATTTGAACTCGAAAGCCACAGGCATTACGTCTTTGCTGCTTGCTTCAACGCTTTGCATCAGCGATTTTTTACCAGCGAAATCACCAGTTTCATGGTCCTGCTGTGTTGCTTGCTGAATAGTGATACGACGCACAGCCTGAGCCGCCTGGGAAATCTGCATCGTTTTGCCATCAGCATCAAACGCCAGCAAGTAATCGCTCCAGTCTTCCAGCCATTCAGCGATTTGTTTTTGCTTCAGACGTTGGCCATCGATCTGCAGTAACGCGCGGAACGGGGCGGTTTTCTTCAGGGTGATTGAAGCAACGTTATCGGCGTGACCGGGATTATCCAGGGTGCCGATGTTGAACACTGAACGGGCGGTCATGTTATCAGCGTCAATGAAGCAACGAGCTGGCTCACTTTCGCTGGCATAGCCTTTAGAATAACGTGCGAAGTCGTCAATACTGGTTGTGGTCATTGCGCCGCGAAAGCGGAAACGTTCCAGAGAAAAGCGCTCGAGGCTTTCAATGCCAGTACCCTCTGGCAGTAATGCGGTCGGACAAGCCAGGCCATGAATATCATTCAGGTGATAACCGGAAAGAACCAGGTCTTTGACTTGCTTGAAGGTACCGCTGTCTAACTGGGACATAAAAATTCCTTATTAACTGATGATCAAAGTGGTATCAGTGAGTTTGTTGTTGCGGATCACTGAGCCGCTTTAAGCTTTCCATCCACCGCGCCAGTGATCCCGAACAGCTGACCCTGATCTTCCTGCAGGATGGTGAGCTTCCCGCCTTTGTTGACCCACATCGGGGTTTCGGTTGTGTCCTCTTCGGAGGCTTTACCACGTGGTGTTGGGGTGCTGTAGTTCAGCTTGTGCTTGATCTTGACGCGCTTCTCTTCAACGGAATTACCCATGCGCTCAAAATCAAATGTGAGGACTACTTTACCTTTGTTGCCGTTGTTCAGAACCCCAAGCGCGGTGGTATTAAGTGCTGCCGCGATTTTGTTCATGAACACGCCGGCATCCAGTTCGCCAAGAAAATCTGGCACTACGGTCATGCGGTCATTACTCATGGTTTTACCCTCGTTAAGGCGGCTGCAACCGCCGAACTTTCTCCATACACAACAGAGAAGGGCACCTGCATTTGTAGGCGACTGCAACCGCCATCCTCTTGCCCGGGTGGATTGGGTTATGAGCCCGTCGCCCGGTGATGCCCTTTTCTGTTGTGCCCTGAAAAAGGCTGGCGGTTACCGGACAAACGGGAAAACACCGGGCCGCCAGAACAGGGAGTTACTTGTTATTGCTTTGGCCTGCTTTTAACCACATCAGGCGCGGTGGTAGGTATCTTTGGGCGGGGCGCTGGCGACCAACCAGCTACAACCCCTATGGTATTTACACTCCACGCCGTGGGTTAACGGCTCCGTATCGTGGCTGAGTTTCTGTTGCTGGTGGTCAAGCCAGCTTCGCAACCCCTCCCGAAGACACCTGTCAGCGAATCATCCGGTTATTCATACGCCACCGGCGGCTACTTCGTGGGCATCCTGCCTGTTCGCTGTTTATGGGACTAATATGTACCATGAGTTCAATTTAGTAAAGTACTTAAAGTTCATTATTTTTATGTGAAAAGTTCACGCTGAAGCAACGTTATGAACTTAAAGGTAATTTAATTTTAGCCATTGGGATTTATGTTCAAACCAATGGCTGTTTGGAGGGATTTGACGGAGTTGGGGGTTATCCGTGTTTTCGATAGGTCTGGGGCATGCTGCCGATGATCTTTCCGAAAACAAAAATTTTATTCATTTCGTCTTTCTCGATCGGCTCCCAAGGGCGGTAAGTCTTGTTATCGGATATGACAAGCAGCTTATCTTTCATTTTTTGCAGACGCTTAACGTGGGAGGTATCGTCGTAAATGAAGGCATAGATTCCGTCACCGTCGAAGTGTTGAACACTAATGTCAACGAAGAGAAGATCTCCAGGCTCAATCGTTCCAGACATGCTATCTCCTCGAACGTTGATAATTCTAATTTGCTCTGGATTTCTGCCATTAAACATGCGGCGTGCATCGTCCATTGAGTACTCGACTGAGCGCAAAACCTCAACAAATTCACTATTAATAATACCTGGCCCAGCGCTGACACAAATATCAAGAACGTCGATTCGAAAAACGTCGCTACGGTTCTTCAAGCATCCTTCCTGGATCCCGTCTTCCTGTGTGTCGCCAAGTAAATAGGCGGAACTAGTCCCTACAAGAGCAGCTAGCTCTTGCAGTCGCCCCCTGCGGGGAATCGATTCTCCATTAAACCATTTGCTTATGGCTTTTGGTGTGAGGCCCATTCTTTTCGCGATCTCAGCTTGACGACCATGAGAGTGAAACCCCGCTTTATCGCAGGCTTGCGCAAGCCTTTTGGAGAACTGTTTACGCGCTTCTTCTTCTTGAACCATAGGTTCAATCATAGACATACTTGCATGAACTATCAGTTCCGTCATATTATGTACTTTAAGTTCACTTAATGAGGTGTTTATGCAAACAGAAAAGCTACCCAGCCTCTCTGAAGTAATCAAAGCAATAGGGGTGCAATCTATATCAACCGCATGTGGATGCAGCCCACGGGCGATCTATAAGTGGATTGAAAAAGGTTGTCTCCCGCGCACTGATTTCACCGGAGAAACCCATTACGCAGAGCAGATCGCTGTCGCTTCTTCCGGGAAATATTCAGCGGAGCTGATTAAAAAAATTAGCCGTCCGCAAAAGATTAACCAGTCTGCTGCTTAACGAAAACCACAGAAATAAGGGGCAAGCCGTGGGTAACGAACCTATTTGGAAAGTCGAACGTCAGCCAGCTTGGCTGGTGGTCGCAATTAAAAAAACGATTACCGACCTGCCTGGTGGCTACGCCGAAGCGGCGGAATGGTTGGGGGTAACAGAAAACGCATTGTTTAACCGCCTCCGTGTCGACGGGGATCAGATCTTCCCTATGGGATGGGCGATGGTTTTACAGAAAGCCGCCGGTGTTAGCTACATAGCTGATGCGTTTTCTCGTCAAACAGACAACGGGATCCATATCCCCGGCGCGGCACCAGAAACCGAGAACGAAGAGATTGGCTTAAAGCTGGCTGAGCTGGTGGGCAGGCTTGGTGACCTGGTTAACGCATATCGTCGATACATCGATGATGGTGTAGTTGATAAAGGGGAATGGGACAGCCTGAACGAAATAGCGTACCAGTTCCGAGTAACGCTTATGACGTTTCTGAATCTGATTTCACGAGTTTATTGCCTTCCAGAAAAGAGTGACGCCCGCGAGTGTGCAGCTCCGGGCGCCTTGGCGAACAACTCTTCGAGTATGGAGAAATAATCCGCATGAGCAGTTTAACGGCTTTTAACCGTCTACCGCAACTCAGGATGATCCCGGTTTCGGGTGCTCCGTTGTTTCGGTATGAACGCAGATTATCAAACCGCTGGGTTCCGTGTAACCACAGTAGGGCGGTTTCAATTGTGGGGGTCTACAACCGGAGGGCAAAACGCCTGTGCGCGAACTTAACCGAAGGTTCAAAGACCACCGCGGAGTGCCAGTCCGTGTTATCCGCTGGGAGCCAGAAACACAGCGCGTTATCTATCTGCGTGATGGCTACCCGCACGAATGCTTCAGCCCACTTGAGCATTTCAGGCAAAAGTTCAGGGAGATAACGGACGACCATGAGCCAGATATTTGAAATCGTTCAATCGCTGTCGGGGCAAAGGAATTGCATCACCATTCCTGTCCCGTACCTCGATTATTTCTCCGGCGATCAGCAGGCGCATGCTTTGGGTGCTGTGCTAAACCAGCTTGTGTTCTGGTCCGGTAAATCAGACCTGAATGATGGCTGGTTTTACAAAGAACACAGTGAGCTGGCGGCAGAGATTCGCGGCGTGAGTGAAGATCAGGTGCAGCGTCTGGTAAACAAGATTTGTACCCGATGGTTACCAGGGGTTGTTGAGAAGGCCCAGCGACAGGTAAACGGCACTAAAAAGACGCATTACCGTATCAATGGCGAAGCTCTAATCAACGTTTTATTCCCGGTAACGCTGGATTCCGCAGAATCGCGGAACGGGAAACGTGAAGTCGCGGAACCCATTCCGCAGAATCACGGAACCGAAAACGTAGAACCGCGGAACCCTAACCGCGAAGTCGCGGAACCTATTCTCTATACAGATCATTACTCAGATCACCACAAACAGATCAGTAACCCTTCTTGTCCGGAAGCTTCGCAACCGGACGCTGAAAGTTCATCTCCTGTTGAACAGTTTCTTGCTAAACATCCTGAAGCAGTGACCTGGAATGTACCGAAGCGGCAGTGGGGCAGTCAGGATGATTTGACTTGTGCGGAATACCTATGGGGAAAAATCATCGCGATGTACGAGCAGGCCGCTGAAAGTGACGGTGAAGTAGTCCGACCTAAAGAGCCTAATTGGGCATCCTGGGCAAACGAAGTGCGCCTGATGGTGGCGCAGGACGGCAGAACGCATAAGCAAATTTGCGCACTCTTCAAACGAGCTAATCAGGATTCCTTCTGGTGCAAAAACGTTCTCAGCCCTTCAAAACTTCGCGAAAAGTGGGACGAATTAAGTCTGAAGCTTTCCGTGTCCATGAAACAGCCTACAGGTGATTCACCAGTAGCACGGGCCAGTTACCAGACCGTTGATTACTCACTGCCAGAAAATTCGGGGTTTCGTTCATGATGACAAACAAATATTGCCAGGCGCTGGAAGCACTGCGCAGCAAACCAGCCCATGAATTGAAAGAGGTTGGCGATCAGTGGCGGACACCGGATCTGCTTTTCTGGGGTATCAACGCGCTATTTGGTCCATTAGTTCTGGACTTGTTTGCTGACGACGACAACGCGAAGTGCCCAGCATGGTACACCGCCGAAGATAACGCGCTGACACAGAACTGGTCTGAACGTCTGGATGAACTGGGCGGAGCGGCGTTTGCCAACCCTCCATATAGCCGTTCGCAGTATCACGACAAGCAGGCGATCACGGGTATGACACACATCATGAATCACACCATGGACATGCGTGAAAGAGGTGGTCGCTATATTTACCTGGTGAAGTCTGCCACAAGTGAAACATGGTGGCCGGAAGATGCCGATCACATCATGTTTATTCGTGGTCGTATTGGGTTCGATCTGCCTGTGTGGTTTGTACCTGCTGACGAAAAACAGAAACCCACCAGCGCGTTTTTTGCCGGTGCCATAGCTGTATTCGACAAGTCATGGCGTGGTGAGCGGTTCAGCTATATCAACCGCACAGAACTGGAGGCAAAAGGTCGGGCATTTATGGCGCTGGCTCAATTCGCTGTTGGTAAAGAGCAAACAATTGCAGTGCGGACAGCCCAGGAACCTGTAATGCCATTAGAAACTGAGTCACGAATCTGGCCTCTCGAGGTTGGTCTGGTGTTTAACCAGGTGGAAGGCGTTGACGTATTGAGCGAGGCTCAGCAGAACAAGCTGAAAGCCAACATCAATCAACTCTGGCTGGAAAGAACGACCACCAGCGAAATCATCACAATTGCGCGTGGTCTTGTCGGCAGCATGCAGGGGGTAACCCATGCGTGAGATTATCGTTGATAACTTTGCTGGTGGCGGTGGCGCATCAACGGGTATTGAACTGGCGATCGGGCGCAGCGTGGATATTGCGATCAACCACGACGAAAACGCCATTGCGATGCACAAGACGAACCACCCGGACACACTGCATTATTGTGAATCCGTTTTTGACGTGGATCCGGTAGCTGCCACCGGCGGTAATCCTGTCGGCCTGGCATGGTTTAGCCCGGACTGCAGACACTTCTCGAAGGCAAAAGGCGCAAAGCCAGTGAAAAAAGAGATACGCGGTCTGGCCTGGATTGTTCTGCGTTGGGCACTGGCGAAGAGACCGCGCGTGATGATGCTGGAGAACGTGGAAGAGTTCAAAACGTGGGGACCGCTGCTGGCCGATGAAATGCGTCCGGACCCTGCCCGCACTGGCGAAACATTCAATGCATTTGTCGGCATGCTGTCCACTGGCATTCCTGCTGAGCACCCGGCACTGTCAGAGGTTTGTGAGTTTCTGTCTATTGAAAGAGGTAGCGAGCAGGCGCAACAGCTGGTGGATGGGCTTGGATATGATGTTGATTATCGCGAACTACGCGCGTGTGATTACGGCGCACCGACGATCCGCAAACGCTTTTTCATGGTTATGCGCTGCGATGGCTGCCCAATCCAGTGGCCTGCTGTTACCCATGGGGATCCTAAGTCTCTGGAGGTTCAGAGCGGCAGGCTGATGCCATGGCGTACCGCTGCGGAATGTATCGACTGGAATGTTCCGGCCCTGTCCATCTTCGACCGCAAAAAACCGCTGGCGGAGAACACTCTGAAGCGGATCGCGCGCGGCATACAGCGCTTTGTTATCGAAAGTGCGTCGCCGTTTATCGTGAAGTGTAACCACACAAGCTCAAAAAATTCGTATGACGCTTTTCGCGGGCAGTCGCTGAATGAGCCATTACAGACCATTACTAAAAAACTCGGCTACGCGTTAGCCGTTCCACACCTGACAAAATTCCGCACTGGCGCAACCGGGCAGCCCGTTACCGAACCTGTCCCGACGGTAACCGCTGGCACATCAAAACGCCCGGGCGGGAACGGGCATGCACTCGGGATTGTTGAGGCTGAACTGACACCTTTCCTGGCGGGTAATGGTGGTAGTGAATACCAGGCTAAACCGCGCCCGCTGGATAAACCTGCTCATACCATTCTGAAGCAATCCCGAGCCTGTCTTGTTGCGCCAGTGATAGCCCGCCAGTTTGGGGCCAGCGTCGGCCACCGTGCAGACGAACCGAGCGCAACCATCACCGCTGGTGGTGGCGGTAAATCTCAACTGGTAACGCCTACGCTGATTCAGATGGGTTATGGCGAACGACCTGGACAAGAACCGCGTGTGCTGCGACTGGATAACCCGCTGGGGACCGTTACTGCAGGCGGAAATAAATTTGCGACGGTGAGCGCGTTCCTGGCGAAACACTACGGCGGTAACTATACGGGGCCTGGTGTCAGTATGGATGAACCCGCGCATTCAGTGACCACTGTCGACCATCATGCGGTAGTTGCCTCTCATCTGGTGAAACTGCGTGGAACATGCCGCGACGGGCAACGCCTTGATGTGCCCATGCCAACAATCACCGCTGGTGGCCAACACGTGGGTGAGGTTCGCACATTTCTCGAGACGTATTGCGGGGAAAGTGACGATGAATGGCTGGTAACGATCGATGGGGTTAAATACCAGATCGTTGATATCGGAATGCGCATGTTGCAGCCGCATGAACTCTACAAAGCGCAGGGCTTCCCGGATGGATACGTTATTGATCAGGACTACCGTGGAAATCGCTATGCAAAAGATAAGCAGGTAGCCCGCTGCGGTAATGCGGTACCACCACCATTTGCCAGGGCGCTGGTGGAGGCAAATCTTCCGGAACTGTGTGCAGTGCAACAGCAGGAGGTGGCATGAAACTTGTGCTCCCGTTCCCTCCGAGCGTGAACACTTACTGGCGCGCCCCTAACAAGGGGCCGCTGGCCGGTCGTCACCTCATTAGCGCTGATGGCCGTAAATACCAGAGCGCTGCCTGCGTGGCGATCATTGAGCAATTACGACGTCTCCCGAAGCCATCGACTGAACTAGCAGCGGTAGAAATCACTCTGTACCCGCCGGATGCGCGCCGCCGGGATATCGATAATTACAACAAAGCCCTGTTTGACGCGCTGACGCATGCGGGGGTCTGGGAAGACGACAGCCAGATTAAGCGCATGCTGGTGGAATGGGGACCCGTTGTGCCGAAAGGTCGGGTAGAGATAACGATCAGCAGATATGAACCGGCGGGTGCAGCCGCCTGATATGGAGAACAGTATGAGCCAGTTAATCGTGAATGGTGTAGTAACAATGTCCAGCCGTGATATTGCGGATCTGGTTCAGAGTAAACACAGTGACGTGAAACGCTCGGCTGAGCGTCTTGTTGCTGCGGGAATTTTAACCGCGCCGTTGGCGCAGTTCGATTTTGAGCATAACGGTAATGTTTACCAGGAGTATCGTTTTAACAAACGCGACTCTCTGGTGATTGTTGCCAGATTATCACCTGAATTTACCGCCGCGGTCGTCGATCGCTGGCAGGAACTGGAAGAAGGGCAGAGTGTCAGTGTTCCCCGCTCATTGCCTGAAGCGCTTCGCCTGGCTGCTGATTTAGCCGAGCAGAAAGAGCAACTGACCATCCAGCTGGCAGCCGCGGCGCCAAAAGTGGAGTTTGTTGATCGTTATTGCTCTGCAAAAGGCTCCATGTCATTCCGGCAGGTAGCCAAATTGCTCAACGCAAAAGAAACTGAGTTCCGCCTGTTCCTTATTGAACGCAATATCCTGTATCGCCTCGGCGGCACACTTACCCCTATGGCGCAGCACATTTCCGCGGGAAGATTTGAAGTTAAGACGGGAACATCGAGCACATCCAATCACGCATTTAGCCAGACGCGTTTCACTGCCAAGGGAGTACGCTGGATTGGTGGTTTGTGGGCTGAACATATTGTAGGGGGGCAGGCGGCGTGAGGGCTTTGTTAACTCCTGAAATAGCCCATCGTATGGGGATTGTGTTGTTTCGGCCCGGTGCGGAACTGATGCACCTCTTCATGCGCGGTCGCGTTCTGCTCGAGCCTGAACCAGAAGAAATGGCGTCATTCAGTACAGGGGCTGTTCCCGCCGCCATTCAGCCGCTGGCTGATGATCCGGTAATGCGGCAGGTCTTCGGGAATGAGCGGGTTATTCAGCGTGCCGGCGGGCTTCCCTCCCTTGAGCAGTGGCTGAGTTCTCGGTTTGAATGCCAGTGGCCACATTCATCGTGGCACGACAAGAACTTCACAACAATGCGGCACCCACCAGGAAGCATTCGCTTGTGCTGGCATTGTGATCACCCTTTGTCCGGGCAGCATACCGAACAGCTTGAAGGTATAGCGGCAGGAAACCTGGTATCCTGGATTCTGGAAGTCATTCGGCGTGATTCTGGTTTTCCCGAGTCGCATATCCTGACGCTTCCGGAACTGTGCTGGTGGATGGTCAGAAACGACCTGGCTGATGTTATTCCGGAAAGCGTTGCGCACAAAGGGCTGCGCCTTCCGGATGAGAAGATCCGTTCTGTCATGAGGGAAAGCGACATAGTGCCTTCCTCGTCATCAACCAGACTCGTGAAGGAGAAGGCGAAGAAGATCCTCACGCTCTCTGTTGATCCGGAGTCGCCAGAATCTTTCATGCTCAGGCCAAAACGTCGCCGCTGGGTAAATGAGACGTACACCCGCTGGGTTAAAACACAACCCTGTGAGTGTTGCCGACGGCCAGCAGATGATCCGCACCATATCGTAGGGCACGGTATGGGTGGTACAGCAACAAAAGCCCATGACCTCTTCGTGATCCCTCTGTGCAGAGAGTGCCACGACGAGTTACACGCCGATGTACCGGCATTCGAGCAGAAGCATGGTACGCAGCTTGAGCTGCTACTGCGTTTTATGGATCGGGCGCTGGCTATCGGCGTAATTGCGAAAGCTTAAGTGTATGGAGCGCAAAGAAGCATGGATCAACAAGACCTGAATTTTGTAAGAATAGAATTGCGCCGCGCGCTACCTGACCTCTCTGGTGGAACAAAAGGGCAGCTTGAGGCTTTCAGTGAACACCCACCAGCAGACAAAAATGCCACCCCGCGCCGTGGAATTCATCTCGTCGAACTCGAAGGAGAGAAGGGGCCACGCTTTGTTAACTCGCTTTCCGCGCCACTGTATGTGCTGGAAACACGCAGCCGCCGCAGGCCAATGCCGCCGATAAAAGATGCGGAATTTGAGTCCGCGCCGTGGCGTAGGGCAGTGTCCGCGCTTAGTGGATACCAGCAGGCCTGGTTGCGGTACTGCTACGGTTTTGACCTTAGCTATAAGCACCAGGTGATGATGTGTGAATACGTCTGGAAAACTTATCAGAAATGCCTGGGTGAAAACTCGCTTCAGGAGCGCGTAGTAAAGAAACTGATACGCCTGGTATGGCTGGCAGGGCAGGAAATTGCCGCAACCAGAAATAATGAAACCTATAAAGACTATGCTGGTGCAGCGTTGGCCCGCATGGTTAGCGTTGACCGTTCGACATGGTTGCGTGTCTATTCAGGGCATTGGGCTGGGTTAAAGGCCGCTTTTACCCAGCTTGATGAGTCTGCGCTGGTCATGGCTCTTGAATACTATGAGGATGAAGAAGCCCTCAAAATGGCAGAGATGTGAAGTAAATTTCACTATCTCCTTCAAATGAGCTTGCAAAATGCAACAAAATAAGCCATATTTTAAGCATATTTGATATGTTGCCAAAGTTTTATAAACCCGCCGATTAGCGGGTTTTTTTATGGCAAATAGATATTCACTAAGGTGAGCTATTGATCGCAGAATGGACTTCTTCTTTTGTTCTCGCAGTTAGCCAATTTGTTTTTCATGTATATTAACCACTTGTTATAAATATCTAATTTCGTAAAGAGGAAGACAGTGGATATTGAGACTTGTGTTAATAAAGCATGTGGCAAAAAGTTCAGTTACGTTGAGATCGGTGGCCGCATGCCTGGTTCTAAAGAAAGTGAAGATTGTTCGTGCCCTTATTGTTATACGGTAGCTTTTACTCGCCGCAGTAATGGCGTGTTTAAAACTTCGAAAATTGAAAAAGATGATGATTAGTTGAACGTTTTCTGAACAGATTTAGACGTAAATTATTTATGCGAACCCTGGTCAAAAACCGGGGTTTTTCTTTTGTGGAAATGGGCGGCTGGTGGGTGTTAGCGCACCCGTCCAGCCATCAGCTCATGCTTTCAGGTCACAAGCTAACCAAGGCCCACTGCTTTAGCGCAAAAGCAACGTGAGCCTATCAGAGTTACGCTTACTGATCTATGAAAAATACTGTAAAAATAAACAGTGTTGAGTTAATCAACGCTGATAGCCTGCATTACGTCACCACCCTCCCGGATAACTCTATTGATCTGATAGTTACGGATCCGCCGTACTTCAAAGTGAAGCCCAACGGCTGGGACAACCAATGGAAGGGGGACGAGGACTACTTACGCTGGCTTGATAGCTGCCTGGCTGAGTATGCTCGCGTTCTTAAACCTGCTGGCAGCATCTACCTGTTTTGCGGTCACCGACTGGCCTCAGACATAGAGATTATGATGCGTGCCCGGTTCAACGTTTTGAATCACATAATTTGGGCAAAACCATCGGGCCGCTGGAATGGTTGTAACAAAGAAAGCCTGCGCGCGTACTTTCCATCTACGGAACGGATTTTGTTTGCTGAGCACTATCTTGGGCCGTACACAGGTAAAGAGGATGTTTACGAAAGGAAAAGCACAGAGCTAAAGCAGCACATTATGACGCCACTGATTGACTACTTCCGTAATGCCCGTGAATCACTGGGTGTCAGCTCGAAAGAAATAGCTGAGGCAACAGGAAAGAAAAACATGGCGTCACACTGGTTTGGTGCAAGCCAATGGCAACTACCAAATGAAGTGGACTATAGAAAATTGCAGGAACTGTTCACGCGGATCGCTATCGATAAGCACATTCAGCAGAAGCTTGAACATCCTCACCACCAGCTGGTAGCTACCTATCAGTCATTAAACCGCAAGTATTCAGAATTGCTGGAGGAATACAAAACCCTCCGGCGCTGCTTCTCTGTTTCCGCTCTTGTTCCGTATACCGACGTATGGACGCATAAGCCTGTTCAGTTTTATCCGGGCAAACATCCATGCGAAAAACCTGCAGGCATGCTGAAGCAGATCATTAGCGCCAGCAGCAGACCAGGGAATATCGTTGCCGATTTCTTTATGGGCTCTGGTTCAACTGTGAAAGCTGCAATAGAACTTGGCCGTCGGGCGATCGGTGTAGAACTGGAAGCAGACAGATTTTTTCAAACTGTCAGCGAAGTTGAGGAGATGGATCGAACATAGATATCACTATGCCACTGTTGCTACCGTTTCATTTTTTTCATTATAGGTAAAATGGTAGCAGCAGGTTCATCTGATGTGCTGGATATGTGTTTTTGCATTTTGGCTAATGCCTCTTTGACCATCTGTGCTGCTTTATGCCTGGTAAAACGTAGCAACTCCTCTTTTCGGAACTTAGTTCCACAGTCATTGCATTCTACCGGGCAAAAATCCTGTGAATTGTAGATATCTTCAACGCATGGTAACTCGGTTAAGTGGCCACATTTGGGGCACTTGTATTTAACGTTGAACATTGTGAGGTTTCTCTTTTGCAAAAACTTAATGTTATTCTAATGTAGATAAATGTTTCATGAATTTACATGTTGTAACCAAAGAATTGTGAGTGATGTTGTACTTCATGCAGGTGAGTGATGATGTTTTATCCATATTCAACAGATGGTTACGTGTTGAAATTGAATTTTTCTTTCTGCTACAAGCTAGGAATTTACCTATAAGTTTAAGGGAATCACTTACGAGTTTTTTTATGAATTCATTCTCTGAATCGTGAACCTATTTCCCCTCATTTCCGAGAGGATTCATATCAATTAAGAGGGGGGACTAAATGTCCGATCCTGTTTCTGGCACTACGGTCGCTGCTGGTGGCCTGATGGGGGCTAGCGTATTTGGTCTTGCAACCGGTATTGATTACGGCGTGGTATTTGGTGCATTCGCAGGTGCAGTTTTTTATGTAGCAACAGCAGCAAATATCACACGAGTAAGATTGATTGCTTACTTCATGACGTCATTCATTGTTGGCGTTCTTGCGGCTGGTCTGGTTGGTTCAAAGTTGGCTCAGATTACAATGTACAGTGACAGACCATTAGACGCACTTGGTGCAGTGTTAGTAGCTGCGATGACAATCAAAGTACTCACATTTTTCAACAGTCAGGATTTGGGGAGCCTGTTCAGTATTCTTTCGCGATTCCGTGGAGGAGGGGCAAGTAATGGTAACAAGTGATCCGTCTGCGATGGTGAATGCAGGTATTTGTGTGGTCATCGTCCTTGTTCTGATGTTCTACCAGCGTGAAGGGGCAAGATATCGCCCCGCTATATCTCTGCTGGCTTACTTCTTCGTGCTGGTTTATGCCAGCATCCCATTCCGCTATTTGTTTGGTCTGTACCAGGAATCACACTGGCTGGTGGTTATCGCAAACCTACTTATTTGCGCTGCCGTGTTATGGGCTCGTGGAAACGTGGCGCGGCTACTCGATGCTGTTCATAAATAAAAAAGCGAGTCGCAACGACATCGCTACAACTCGCAAAAGAGATGAAATCATTAGGATTTATCTTATGTTTCATTGTGACTTAAATTAAATTTCATTTCATCACCTTGGGTGAATTCAACCCCTACTATTAATAGTGGGACAACCAGGTAACCATATGAACCAATCACAATTTCAGCAGGCGGCTGGTATTAGCGCCGGGCTTTCTGCACGCTGGTTTCCGCACATTGATGCGGCAATGAAAGAGTTTGGCATTACAGCTACGAACGATCTGGCTATGTTCATCGCCCAGGTTGGGCATGAATCTGCTGGTTTTACCTCGCTGGTCGAGAGCTTCAACTACTCGGTAGACGGGCTGAAGAAAACCTTTGGTAAACGCCTGACGCCGTATCAGTGTGAAATGCTGGGGCGTGTCGATGGTAAGCAGGTGGCCCACCAGCCGCAAATAGCCAATCTGGTTTATGGTGACCGCATGGGGAATAACAGCCAGGGTGACGGCTGGAAATATCGCGGTCGTGGCCTGCTTCAAATCACCGGCCGCGAGAACTACGCCAAATGCGGTGCGGCGCTGAAGCTTGATCTGATCAGCACACCAGAGTTGCTGACACAGGAGAAGCATGCAGCCCGTTCTGCTGCATGGTATTTCACATTACGTGGTTGCCTGATGTATTCAGGTGATGTTGTCCGTGTCACGCAGATCATCAACGGTGGCCAGAATGGACTGGCCGACAGAAATAGTCGTTATAACAAAGCGCGGGCGGCGTTGCTGGTATGACAGCGGTCTTTGCTTTTGTTAAGGCGCGGTGGAAAACAATCATTGTTTTGCTGATGTTGGCTGGTGCATTTCTTGCCGGGAATATCTGGAGTGAGCGGGGCTGGCAAAAGAAGTGGGCTGACCGTAATAGCATGGAATCTTCACAGGAAGCGAACGCGCAGACTGCCGCACGCTGGATTGAACAAGGGCGCATAATTGCCCGTGATGAGGCTGTAAAAGATGCACAAGCACAAGCCGCTAAATCTGCTGCCACTGCTGCTGGCATGTCTGCCACTGTTAGCCAGTTGCGCACCGAAGCAACAAAGTTTGCCGCCCGCCTGGACGCCGCAAAGCACACCTCAGATCTTGCCGCTGCCGTCGGAAGCAAAACAGCCAGCGCCAACGCCGCAATGCTTGCCAACATGCTCGGAAGACTTGCAGCAGAAGCTAAATATTATGCTGGAATCGCTGACGAACGCTACACCGCCGGGATGACGTGTGAACGTATTTACGACTCGATGAGAGAGTCAAATAACAATCCCGTAGCCTCGCAATAGCGGGGCTTTTTAACGACAGAGGCATGAGTATGACAGTAGTTCTTACAGCTAAGCAGATTGAAGACCTGGCAGCCTTCGAGAAAGAAGATGGCCAGCCTCAATACACCATCACTACCGGAACAATTCCTGCGTTCGAAGCGGATGATGGCGAAGTTATCCCTGAGCACACTGGGCTGATTGCCTATTCCGAGTCACTGGAGCACGGTGTGTTACAACTCGATTAGTGGGCTTATAGCTGGTTCTCTAAGGCCTAATTATGCTTAATCTGAGTGCATATTACGCCGACATTTTAATTATCGCAGTAGCAAGTTGAACAAGGTCAGTTCCTACCTTAAGCCATTTTGATAAACCAGCAGCGTTGAATATTTCGTGTGCTCTACTGACCGTTATTTCTTGGCGTTGTAAATTTTCTAATTCAGATTTTGCCAGTAGTAACGATATCTCAGCTTCTTTATTTGCAAGTAGGTCTTTGATTAATGTGTCTGCGTGCGACTCTATGATAACCGCTTCACCTTTAATATCTTCGCCATGGAAAGAACCTATTTCGATATTATCTCCAGAAATGCGAAGCCCAATACCACAATCCTTAGCCACAATTCGGCCTATTTTTACAGTCATTTCTCATGCCTCAGTAGATTAACTTTGATGATATTACCAGAGTTTTCCTAAGGTGATCATCAAGATAGTGCTCAGCTTTTTTGAACCAATCTGTAAATCTTTAACATTATGTATAAAAAGGATTTGCGTAGGAGTAATTATGCCACCGCGCACACCGAAGGCTTGTCGCGTACGCGGCTGTTGGTACACCACAACAGACCCATCAGGCTACTGTGAAAATCACAAAGGTGAAGGCTGGAAATCCTATAAGCTAGGTCAATCACGGCAGCAGTGCCGTCGATAATGACATGTAATTGATAATTAATATCGTTTGTGGGTCCTTTCCGGCGATCCGGTCTGTTACGGGGCGGCGACCTCGCAGATTCTCGCTATTTATGAAAATTTTCAGGCATTTGCCATTTCCGTTCTTCTTCTCGCTAATTCATTGTTTTAACTGCAAACACCCCCTGAAAAGAAAGGAAACGATAAGCCTTAAAAACGGCTAAATAGCCAGAGGGCGTTTCCTTTCTCTGTTTTTGTGCATGGAGTGGGCTATGGAGGTTAACAAAAAGCGTCTTTCTGAAATATTTGGGGTCAGCGTGCGAACCATTCAGAACTGGCAGGATCAGGGAATGCCAGTAGCACGTGGCGGTGGAAAAGGTAATGAGGTCCTCTATGAATCTTCCGCGGCTATCGAATGGTATTCCGCACGCGACGCGGCGATTGAGAATGAGAAATTACGGAAGGAGGTGGAAGACCTTCGTCTTGCATCGGAATCCGACCTCCAGCCAGGTACGATTGACTATGAGCGTCACCGCCTCACTCGAGCGCAGGCAGATGCCCAGGAACTAAAAAATGCAAAAGATTCCGCTGAGGTGGTGGAAACCGCATTCTGCACGTTCGTGCTGTCGCGGATGGCCGGAGAAGTAGCCAGCATTCTTGATGGAGTTCCTCTGTCGGTTCAGCGGCGCTTCCCGGAGCTGGAAAACCGACATATTGATTTCCTCAAGAAGGACATCATTAAGGCAATGAACAAAGCAGCTGCGCTGGATGAAATAATACCGGGGTTGCTGAGTGAATATATCGAACAGTCAGGTTAAGGGGCTGCAGCACTCTGCTCGCGCAGGGCTACTTTCGCTGTACCGACCTGAGCCGCAAACGGCGGTTGAATGGGCAGACGATAATTACTATCTCCCCAAAGAGTCGGCCTACCAGGAAGGGCGCTGGGAAACGTTGCCGTTTCAGCGCGCGATCATGAATGCGATGGGTAACGATTACATACGTGAGGTCAACGTTGTTAAGTCTGCCCGTGTTGGCTATTCAAAAATGTTGCTGGGTGTTTATGCGTATTTTATTCAGCACAAGCAGCGAAATTCCCTTATCTGGCTGCCTACTGATGGTGACGCCGAAAACTTTATGAAGTCGCATGTTGAGCCGACGATTCGCGATATTCCGTCACTTCTGGCGCTGGCCCCCTGGTATGGCAAAAAGCACCGGGATAATACGCTCAGTATGAAACGCTTCTCCAACGGGCGCGGATTCTGGTGTCTGGGCGGTAAAGCGGCGAAAAACTATCGTGAAAAGTCAGTGGATGTTGCCGGCTATGACGAACTCGCTGCTTTTGATGAGGATATTGAGAAAGAGGGTTCCCCGACGTTTCTGGGTGATAAACGTATTGAGGGCTCTGTCTGGCCTAAATCTATTCGTGGTTCAACGCCAAAAACAAAGGGAACCTGCCAGATTGAGCGTGCTGCCAGCGAATCCGGGCATTTCATGCGTTTTCATGTTGCCTGTCCGCACTGTGGTGAAGAACAGTACCTTAAGTTCGGCGACAAAGAGACCCCGTTCGGGTTCAAATGGACACCCGGCGAACCCTCCAGCGTCTTTTACCTGTGTGAACATAATGCCTGCGTCATTAAGCAGCAGGAGCTGGATTTCACTGAAGCTCGTTACATCTGCGACACCACAGGGATCTGGACGCGCGATGGTTTATCCTGGTTTTCATCAACAGGCACCGAAATCGACCCGCCAGACAGCGTGACGTTTCACATCTGGACGGCATACAGCCCGTTTACCACCTGGGTACAGATCGTCAAAGACTGGCTAAAAACGAAAGGGGATACCGGAAAGCGTAAAACCTTCGTGAACACGACGCTGGGCGAAACATGGGAACCTAAAATTGGTGAACGTCCTGATGCGGAGCTCATGGCCGAACGCAAAGAGTTCTTCGGGGCATCCGTACCGGAGCGTGTTGCTTATCTGACTGCCGGGATCGATTCCCAACTGGATCGTTATGAAATGCGCGTCTGGGGATGGGGTCCCGGTGAGGAAAGCTGGCTGATTGATCGGCAGATCATTATGGGCCGTCATGATGATGAAACGACCCTCGTCAGGGTGGATGAGGCGATTAACAGAACCTATTCCCGAAAGAATGGCGTGGAAATGTCGGTATCCCGTATCTGCTGGGATATCGGCGGTATTGACCCCACCATTGTCTACAATCGCTCAAAAAAGCATGGTTTGTTTCGCGTGATCCCGATTAAAGGGGCTTCCGTTTACGGTAAGCCTGTCGCGAATATGCCGCGTAAACGTAACAAGAACGGCGTTTATCTGACGGAAGTGGGGACTGATACCGCAAAGGAGCAGATTTATAACCGCTTCACACTTCAACTGGAAGGGAGTGAGCCTCTTGCCGGTGCCGTGCATTTTCCCAATAACCCCGAAATTTACGATCTGGCTGAGGCGCAGCAGCTTACTGCTGAGGAGCAGGTTGAAAAATGGGTGGACGGGCGTAAGAAAATCGTCTGGGACAGCAAAAAACGACGAAATGAGGCGCTGGACTGCTTCGTTTATGCGCTGGCGGCCCTGCGGATCAGTATTTCGCGATGGCAACTGAATCTTGATTCACTGCTCGTGAGCCTGCAGGAGGAAGAGGGGAGCCGGACCAATAACAAAACCCTGGCTGATTATGCCCGGGCATTATCTGGAGATGAATAATGGCGACACAGACTGATCTGGATGCCGCCCGCGCTGCGTTGCACGATCTCATGATGGGAAAGCGGGTGGCAACGGTGCAAAAAGACGGCAGGCGGGTTGAGTTCACCGCGACCTCCGTCAGTGACCTGAAAAAATACATTGCCGAACTTGAGTCACAGGTTGGCACCACTCCACGACGCCGGGGACCGGCAGGATTTTACGCATGAAAACACCTGCTTTGTTAGGACCGGACGGTAAAACCTCACTGCGGGATTATGCCGGATATCACGGTGGTGCTGGTGGCTTTGGCGGTCAGCTCCGCGCCTGGAATCCACCGAGTGAAAGCGCAGATGCTGCGTTATTGCCTAATTTTTCCCGTGGTAACGCACGCGCTGACGATCTGGTCCGCAATAACGGCTATGCGGCAAACGCGGTACAGCTCCATCAGGACCACATTGTCGGGTCGTTTTTCCGGCTCAGTTATCGGCCCAGCTGGCGTTTTCTGGGCATTGGAGAAGAAGAAGCCCGGGCGTTCTCCCGTGAAGTTGAGGCGGCCTGGAAAGAATTTGCAGAGGATGATTGCTGCTGCATTGATGCGGAACGTAAGCGTACATTCACCATGATGATCCGTGAGGGTGTTTCCATGCATGCGTTTAACGGTGAGTTATGTGCACAGGCCACCTGGGACAGTGATTCCACGCGTCTTTTCCGCACACAGTTCAAAATGGTGAGCCCGAAACGCATCAGCAACCCCAATAACGCCGGAGACACGCGAAACTGCCGGGCAGGTGTCAGAACAAATGACAGTGGCGCCGCGCTGGGATATTACGTCAGCGAGGATGGCTATCCGGGGTGGATGGCGCAGAAGTGGACCTACATCCCGCGTGAACTGCCCGGCGGGCGGCCTTCATTTATCCACGTATTTGAACCCCTGGAGGATGGGCAGACACGCGGTGCCAACGTGTTTTACAGCGTCATGGAGCAAATGAAAATGCTCGATACACTGCAGAATACGCAGCTCCAGAGCGCGATCGTTAAGGCGATGTATGCCGCCACGATCGAAAGTGAGCTGGATACGCAAACCGCGATGGACTTTATTCTCGGCTCAGACAGTAAAGAGCAGCAAAGCAAGATGACTGGTTGGCTGGGAGAGATGGCCTCGTACTATACCGCGGCGCCGGTTCGTCTCGGTGGCGCGAAGGTGCCGCACCTGATGCCGGGCGACTCCCTGAATCTTCAGTCAGCGCAGGATACTGACAACGGCTATTCGACGTTTGAACAATCTCTGCTGCGCTACATTGCTGCAGGTCTGGGTGTGTCGTATGAGCAACTCTCTCGCAACTACTCGCAGATGAGTTATTCCACCGCCCGCGCCAGTGCTAACGAGTCCTGGGCGTACTTTATGGGGCGCCGCAAATTTGTTGCCTCCCGCCAGGCCTGTCAGATGTTTTTATGCTGGCTGGAAGAGGCCATTGTTCGCCGGGTGGTGACATTACCGTCTAAAGCCCGGTTCAGCTTTCAGGAGGCGAGGAGCGCCTGGGGAAATGCTGACTGGATCGGCTCCGGGCGAATGGCCATTGACGGACTGAAGGAGGTGCAGGAGGCCGTCATGCTCATTGAGGCGGGGCTGAGCACCTATGAGAAGGAATGCGCCAAACGCGGGGAAGACTATCAGGAAATCTTTGCCCAGCAGGTTCGTGAAACGATGGAGCGCCGTGCTGCGGGACTTAAACCTCCAGCGTGGGCGGCTTCGGCCTTTGAGTCTGGACTGAAAAAATCGAATGAGGAGGGGACCGATGACGCCAGAGCTGCGTAATCTCCCGCACATTGCCAGTATGGCTTTCAATGAGCCGCTTTTACTTGAACCCGCCTATGCGCGGGTTTTCTTTTGCGCGCTCGCTGGCCAGTTAGGTATTACCCGTCTGACCGACACCGTGTCGGGCGTGATGCTAGGTGCAGAGCAGATGACTGAACCGCTGGCTCTCTTTGGTGATGATGAGGACATGGGCCCAAAACCAGCGCGAAGCTACCAGGTTACCAACGGCATCGCGGTGCTGCCGGTTTCCGGGACGCTGGTCAGTAAAACCCGCTCACTCCAGCCGTACTCAGGGATGACGGGGTACAACGGCATCATCGCCCGCCTCCAGCAGGCTATCAGTGACCCGGGTGTAGACGGCATTCTTCTGGATATGGATACGCCAGGTGGAATGGTGGCGGGTGCCTTTGACTGTGCGGACATCATCGCCCGCATGCGGGATATCAAACCCATATGGGCGTTAGCCAACGATATGAACTGCAGCGCTGGCCAGCTGATTGCCAGTGCGGCATCGCGTCGGCTTGTGACGCAGACGGCCAGAACGGGATCCATCGGGGTCATGATGGCCCACAGCAATTACGGCGCCGCCCTTAAAACCAGCGGCGTTGAGGTCACGTTGATTTACAGCGGCGATCACAAGGTGGACGGGAACCCCTACGAGAAATTACCCAAAGAGGTACGTGCAGATTTTCAGGCGCGTATCGACGCTACCCGGCAGATGTTCGCTGAAAAGGTGGCGGGTTATACCGGCATGTCGGTTCAGGCCGTTCTTGATACTGAAGCCGCTGTATTTTCAGGCCAGGAATCAGTAGACAACGGCCTGGCGGAGCAACTGGTCAACAACATGGATGCGCTGAACGTTATGCGCGATGCAATTAACAAACGAACGATGATTTCCCGAGGAGGAAGCATGAAAGGTACTACTGCATCCGCAGATACCACTCAACCAGCAGCATCTGCTGACCAGACCGTGACCACCGTTGACGTGCCTGCTGCGGTCGTTACTGACCCTGCAGCGGGCGCAACTGTTGATATCAGCAGCCAGGTGGCAGCGGCGGTCGCAGCCGAAAACGGTCGCATTATGGGGATCCTGAACTGTGAAGAGGCGAAAGGGCGTGAATCACAGGCGCGCGCGCTGGCGGAAACGCCAGGGATGACGGTGGAAAGTGCCCAGCGCATCCTTGCCGCGGCTCCTCAGAGTGCTCAGGCGCGTACGGATACCGCGCTGGATCGTCTGATGGAAACCGCACCCGGCACCGTAACGGCAGGTAGCGCTTCTGCCGAAGCGGGTGACGATTTGTTAAATACACCTGTTTAAGAGGTCAACATGTCTAACACTGAACAATTTACGCACAATCAGCCCCTCGGGAACAGTGATCCGGCGCATACCGGTTTTGCACCTGGTGAACTGACGAAAGCAGTACCGGCGATGACGCCCCTGATGCTGGATGCCACTTCCGGCAAGCTGACCGTCTGGGATGGCCAGCATGCGGGGGCTGCCTGTGGCGTTCTGGCGGTGTCTGCCGACCAGAGCAATACCGAGCTGACATTCTATAAGTCCGGCTCTTTCCGTATTGAAGATGTGCTCTGGCCGGATGCGGTGACGGATGAACACATCAAGCGCAACGCGTTCACGGGTACAGCCATCAGTATCGTCTGACATCCGACTTAACACTAACCATCATCCACAGAAGCCGCCATCGCGGCTTTTTTTACGGGAAAAATCTATGTCAATTTACACAACTGCCCAACTGCTGGCGGCCAATGAGAAGAAATTCAAGTTCGACCCGCTTTTCCTGCGTATCTTCTTCCGTGAAAGCTACCCCTTCAGCACCGAGAAGGTGTATCTGTCGCAAATCCCGGGCATGGTCAACATGGCGCTGTACGTCTCGCCTGTTATTTCCGGCAAGGTCATTCGCTCCCGCGGCGGCGCAACGTCAGAGTTTACGCCGGGTTACGTCAAGCCAAAGCACGAGGTAAACCCGCAGATGACTCTGCGCCGCCTGCCGGATGAAGACCCGCAAAATCTGGCTGACCCGGCCTACCGCCGACGTCGCATTATCCTGCAGAACATGAAGGATGAAGAGCTGGCGATTGCCCAGGTGGAAGAGAAACAGGCAGTGGCTGCTGTTCTCAACGGTAAATACACCATGACCGGCGAAGCGTTTGAACCGGTTGAGGTGGATATGGGACGTAGTGCCGGAAACAACATCATCCAGGCAGGCGCTGCGGCATGGAGCTCCCGCGACAAAGAAACATATGATCCCACTGACGATATTGAAACCTATGCGCTGAACGCCAGCGGCGTGGTCAATATTATCGTCTTTGATCCGAAGGGCTGGGCGTTGTTCCGTTCATTCAAAGCGGTAAAAGAGAAGCTCGACACCCGCCGAGGTTCTAACTCTGAACTGGAAACGGCGCTGAAAGATCTGGGTGAAGCGGTCTCCTATAAGGGAATGTATGGCGATGTGGCCATTGTCGTTTACTCCGGGCAATACATTGAAGACGACACCAAAAAGAACTACCTGCCGGATTTGAGCATGGTGCTGGGTAATACCCAGGCGCGCGGTTTGCGCACCTACGGCTGCATTCAGGATGTGGATGCCCAGCGTGAAGGCATTAACGCTTCCACGCGTTATCCGAAAAACTGGGTACAGACAGGCGATCCGGCGCGTGAGTTCACCATGATTCAGTCTGCACCGCTGATGCTGCTGGCTGACCCGGATGCGTTCGTGTCTGTCAAACTCGCCTGATATTCATCTGTGGCCCTGCGGGGCCCTGTTCCGGAGTTGTTCTCATGACTGAAAAAGAAAAGTTGATTGCGCGGCTTAATGAGCTTGGCGCGCAGCTTGATCGGGAAGTGAATACCAGTGGCACCATTCAGGAGCTTTCTATGCGCATTGCAGAGCTGGAGGAAGAACTGAATGACGGCACGGATACCGATAGTGTTGAAAATGGTGGCGTGAGTGATGGTAGTGCATCCACCGGCGCCGTAGAACCCGTACCGCCAGTGGATACTGTGTTAAGCGGTAGAACAGATGACGCGCTGATGGCCGTCGAAGCGCTGGCCACGCTGCACATTGAGGCGCTGCACGCGACCCGCGATGAACGGGTATCTATTGTCGAGGCGGGGACCGTGATCCGCGTGAAAGAAGCGGATGCGGACAGCCTGGTTGCACTCGGACTGGTCCGCAAGCACTAAAAGGGGGCTGTGTGGCTGATTTCGATAACCTTTTTGATGCTGCAATAACACAGGCCGATGACACTATTCGGCTGGTTATGGGGACTTCTGCAACGGTAACGTCCGGTGCGATTTCTGGTGTCACGTTGAGTGGTGTTTTCGATGATCCGGAAAATATCGGTTACGCCACACCCGGCATCCGTGTCGAGGGGACCAGCCCGTCGCTGTTTGTGAAATCAGCAACGATTGGGCAGCTTGCACGGCTGGACTCGCTGGATATTAACGGAAAGCCTTTCTGGGTTGATCGTATTGGTCCTGATGACTGTGGCTCCTGCCATATCTGGCTTGGTACGGGTTCTCCTCCCGCAGCGACCCGGCGCCGTTAAGGGGAAACTATGTCTTTAAAAGGGCTTGAACAGGCTATAGCAAACCTGAACAGCATCAGCAATACGGCGGTTCCGCGGGCCTCGGCGCAGGCTGTTAACCGTGTCGCCACCCGGGCAGTCAGCCGAAGCGTTGCCGTTGTCTCGAAAGATACGCGGGTGCCACGCAAGCTGGTAAAACAACGCGCGAGGATAAAACGCGCCACGGCGAAAAAGCCGATGGCAATGATCCGCGTGAACCGGGGCAACCTGCCCGCGATAAAGCTCGGTACCGCCAGCGTACGGTTATCCCGCAGAAAACGGGACAAAAAAGGGGCCAATAGTGTGTTGCGTATTGGTCCTTTTCGTTTCCCCGGGGCCTTTATTCAACAACTGGAAAATGGTCGCTGGCATGTGATGCGACGGACATCCAGACCCCGCTATCCGATCGAAGTGGTCAGCATTCCACTGGCAGCGCCACTGACGACCGCATTTAAAGATGAGCTGCCGAAGCTCATGGAATCGGATATGCCTAAAGAACTTCGGGCATCCCTTAAAAACCAACTCAGGCTTATTCTGAAACGATGAAACACACTGATATTAGAAAGGCGATTATTGATGCGCTGGAGAGCCATATTGGTAAAGACGCGCTCTATTTTGACGGACGTCCTGCGGTACTGGAGGAGGGGGATTTCCCGGCGGTCGCTGTCTTCCTGACGGATGCCGGGTATACCGGCGAAGAACTGGATGCTGATATCTGGCAGGCCACGCTGCATATCGAAATCTTTTTACCGGCCCAGGTACCTGATTCCGAGCTCGATGACTGGATGGAATCACGTATTTATCCGGTGCTTGGCAATGTGCCAGAACTTTCCGCGTTGATCACTAACATGGTGCAGCAGGGGTATGACTACCAGCGCGATGACGATCTTGGGCTGTGGAGTTCGGCTGATCTGAAATATTCCATTACTTACGAAATGTGAGGACGTAATGACTACACCAAACCCACTGGCGCCGGTAAAGGGTGCCACCACCACGCTCTGGATTTATTCCGGATCGGGTAACCCCTTCGCCAACCCATTATCGGATGTTGACTGGACGCGCCTGGCAAAGATTAAAGACCTGCAGCCCGGTGAACTGACTGCCGAATCAAACGACGACACCTATCTGGATGATGCGGATGCTGACTGGACGTCCACTTCACAGGGCCAGAAATCGGCGGGGGAGGCCAGTTTTACGCTGGCCTGGAAACCTGCCGAGAGCGGGCAGCAGGATCTGGTTCGCTGGTTTGATGACGGTACCGTGCTGGCGTACAAAATCAAATACCCGAATGGCGCCATCGATGTGTTCCGTGGCTGGGTAAGCAGCCTGGGTAAAACGGTGACGGCAAAAGACACCATTACCCGTTCTGTCAAAATCAGCAACAACGGCAAGCCAGGTCTTGCTGAAGACAGCGCTGCTGCAGTGATTGACGTAACCGGCGTCAGCCTGGATAAATCGACCACCACTGTTGCGGTTGCTGCCACCACCACGCTGAATGTCACCGTGGCGCCAGCCAGCGCAAGCGATCAATCTTTCCGGGCCACCACCACGGATGCAGGTAAAGCCACAGTGACTGTCGCTGGTACGGTTCTGACGGTAACCGGCATTGCCGCCGGAACCGCCGACATTATCGTGATGACCAACGACGGGCTTTTTGTCGCGACCTGTAAAGTCACCGTTTCCTGACTTCCGGGGCTGTGGCCCCGCTTTCTGGAGTAACCCATGTTTTTAAAAAGTGAGCCGTTCGAACGCAACGGTAAGACCGTCACGCTCTACGAACTGTCGGCGCTGCAGCGTATTGAGCATCTTGAACACCTGAAGACGCTGGAAAGTATCACCGATGCCGACATGCAGGCGGCGATGGATATGACGATTAAATCTGGCGCACTGTTGGTGGCCATGTCTTTATGGCATGGACATCCCCTGAAAGGGACGCACAAAACGCCGAAAGAAGACGTTGAGCAGATCCAGAATGAAGTGCTGATGACCTGGCCGCTGGAGATTGTTTCCGCAGCAGAGTACAGCGTGAAGCTGTTATCCGGCATGGTGCCGCTGCAGGAAGCGAATGATCCAGAGGATATCGCTGTGACTGAGCCGGTCAGTCTGGAAAAGTCCTCGCCAGCGAGCTGACATTCGTCCTGAAACTGGCGCGTGAATTTCGCCGCCCGGACTGGCGCGCCATGCTTGCTGGTATGTCGTCAACGGAATACGCCGACTGGCGAACGTTCTACCAGGACAATTTTTTTAATGATGCGCAACTGGATGCACATTTTTCCTCGCTGATGCATATCGTCATTACCGCGCTTGACCCCAAAACCACATCAACCCCTGCCAGCTTCAGCCTGCTTTCACCTTCTGCGGAGGATATTGCCGATGATGAACCTGGTGACGCTGTGCTGATGGCAAAGGCCGAGGGCATTTCAGGAGGTGTTCGCTATGGCCCAGACGGCAGTGGGTGACCTGGTCGTTAACCTTGACGTTAATTCGTCAAAGTTCAACGAGCAGATGGAGTACGTAAAAAGGCAGTTTAAGCAGACGGGTGACGCAGCGAATGACTCTGCCCTGAAGGTGCAGCAGTCATTTACCCGCCAGGAGAGCGCCGCGAAGAAGGCCGGTATTTCAGTCGGCCAGTACAACGCGGCGATGCGTATGCTGCCTGCGCAGTTTACGGATATCGCCACCCAGTTGGCCGGTGGGCAGAGTCCGTGGCTTATCCTGCTGCAGCAGGGCGGTCAGGTGAAAGACTCCTTCGGCGGTATTATTCCGACCTTTCGGGCGCTGCTGGGCACCATATCGCCGGTGATGGTAGGTGTTGGCGCGCTGGCTGCCGCCACTGGCGCGGTGGTTTACGCCTGGTATCAGGGCTCGTCCACGCTGTCTGATTTCAACAAAACGCTGGTCCTGTCCGGTAACACTGCCGGGCTGACCTCAAACCGCATGCTGGTGCTGGCGAAATCCGGCGAGCAGGCGGGACTCACGTTTAACCAGACCAGCAGCGCGCTGACGGAGCTGGTCAACGCCGGAGTGCGTGCCGGTGCCCGGTTCGATGAGATGAGTCAGGCGGTAGCGAAATTTACCGATGCGTCGGGTGTGCCGGTCGATAAGGTGGCGGCGGCATTCGGCAAACTGACGAACGATCCGACCTCTGGTCTGATTGCCATGGCGCAGCAGTTTCACAACGTCACAGCGGAACAGATTGCTTATGTGGCGCAGCTGCAGCGTGCCGGGGATGAAGCCGGGGCGCTGCAGGCAGCTAATGATGCGGCGACGAACGGTTTTCGTGAGCAGACAAAGAGTCTGCGCGACAATATGGGGTCGATTGAGTCTGCTGCCGACAGCCTGAAGCGCGCCTTTAAATCCATGTGGGATGCGGCGCTCGATATCGGGCGGCCTGACACCACGCAGGAGATGGTTGCCAAAGCGGAAGCGGCCTTTAAGCGGGCGGATGAAATCTGGAATCTGCGTAAAGGTGATGGTTATGTCAATGATGATGCGCGTGCCAGCTACTGGAACGATCGGGAGTCTGCCCGCCTTGCACTGGAAATGGCGCAGCAGCAGGCCAGCGTGGCAAAGGCCACTGAGGATAACGCCGCCCGCGAGGCGGTGATTGAATCTGACCGCCAGAAGTATGCCGCGCAGGCGCAGTCGAATTATGCAAAGACGCAGACTGCGCTGGAGAAGTACACGGCCCGTCAGAATGAACTGAACAAGGCGCTTAAAGACGGACGGATCCTCCAGGCTGACTACAACATCAATCTGGAAGCTGCGAAAAAAGAATACGACGACTCGCTGAAGAAACCCAAAGCCCCTTCAGCGGTAAAAACACCTGCAGGTGTAAAAAGTGTCGATACTGCCAGCGCGCAGACGCTGGAGCTGGAGGCGCAGTTACGCACTCTGCAGGAGCATAAGAGCATCACGGATACCATCAGCCAGCAGCGGCAGGAATTGTGGAAACAACAATCCCGCTTTTCGGTGCTGGAAGAGGCCGCCAAAAAGCGCGCGCTGACCGCCGATGAAAAATCGGTGCTGGCGAACAAAGACGAGGTACTGGCGCGGGCCGAAGTGAATGCCCGGCTGGGCGATCAGATTGTTGCCCAGGAACGGTTAAACCGCCTGCAGGACAGCTCGCAGAAGTACATTACCCAGATTGGGGAGAAAACCCGGGCGCTGGTGGCCGGGGGCAGCATGAGCAGTCGCGGCGCGCAGCGGCAAAACGAAGAGGCGCAGCTGCGGCAGGGCTGGATGAATGCCGGCGGTACGGACACTGATCAGGGTTATCAGAACGAACTGGATGCACTGAAGAAATATTATGCCGCACAGGACGAGCTCCGCGGCAACTGGCAGGCCGGGGCGAAATCAGCGTGGGCTGACTATGCCGATTCAGCGGCTGATGCCTATGGTTCGATGAAATCCGCTGCTTCAGCCACATTCGATGGCATCAGCCAGAATATGGCCGATATGCTGACGACAGGGAAAGCAAACTGGGCAGATTTCACCCGTTCCACGTTGTCGATGCTGACGCAGATCCTGATGAAGCAGGCCATGGCCGGCCTGGTCAGTTCTGCCACGTCAGCGCTGGGTTTTGCTGGCGGTGGTTATACCGGATCCGGCGGCAAGTATGAGCCAGCAGGTGTGGTGCACCGTGGAGAGTTTGTCTTTACGCAGGAGGCCACCAACCGAATAGGTGTCGGCAACCTTTATCGCATGATGCGCGGTTATGCGACTGGTGGTCTGGTCGGCGTGAGTGGCGGTGGCGTTGCTTCTCCTTTTGGCGTCAGCGTGTATGCGCCGGTTTCGGTGACAACAGGCCAGGGGGATTCCGGTCAACAGAAAGGAAGCGGCGATGCGCTGGGGAAAGCCTATCAGCAGGTGATCAATAGCTCAATCAGGGAAGGTATCACCAGAGAAGTCCGGCCCGGTGGCATCATCTGGAATGCAACAAAACAGAGGTAAGTAATGGCGATCGAGCATTTTGCATGGCGGATTAAAGCATCCAGCCAGCCGACCCTGAAAAGTAAGGATACCGTCCGTACGGCGCAGTTTGGTGATGGCTATAAGCAGGTATCAGGTGCTGGGATGAATGATGAAACGCTCAGTTATGAGTTTTCATTTACCGGCGAACCGCAAACCATCCGGGATATTTATGCTTTCCTGCGGCGCCATAAGACGAAATCCTTTTCGTTTACCCCGCCAGGCGGTGATCTTGCGCTGTGGCGTGTTGAGGTAGACAGCCTGCAGCGCGTCACCAAAAGTAAAACGGTGGAAACCGTATCAGCCACCTTTGAACAGGCGTTTGCACCATGAGCTTAAACAGTGATTATCAGAAACTTGAGCCGGGCAATGTTGTCCGGCTTTTTGATGTCGATGGCACCGCATTTGGTGTTTCCGACGTTCTCCGCTTCCACGCCCACAATATTGCCCACACTCCCGATGAAATTGCTGCTGCTGGTGGAGATGACAATAAGCTACCGGCGAAATCGATCTGGTGGCAGGGGCAGGAATATAAAGCCTGGCCCTGCCAGATCGAGGGTATTGAGACGGCGACCGACGGGACCAGCGCGCAGCCGACGCTGTCGGTCGCTAACCTGGACAGTTCCATTACGGCGCTGTGTCTTGCTTATGATGACCTGCTGCAGGCAAAGGTCACGATTCATGACACGCTGGCGCAGTATCTGGATGCGAAAAACTATCCGGAGGGCAACCCGTCGGCGGATCCGCAGCAGGAAAAGCTGAAGGTGTTTTACATTGACGCCAAGAGCACTGAAACCAACGAAGTGGTGGCGTTTACGTTGTCCAGTCCAATGGACCTGCAGGGGCTGATGATCCCGACGCGCCAGCTACATTCGCTTTGTACCTGGTGTATCCGTAACAAATACCGCTCCGGTGATGGATGTGACTATGCCGGAACGCGTTATTTCGACAAACACAACAACCCGGTTAACGATCCATCGCTCGATGAATGCCCCGGTACACTCACTGCGTGCAAGTTGAGACATGGCGAGGGGAACGAGTTGCCGTTCGGTGGTTTCCCTGGCACATCCCTGATCAGGAGCTGATATGCGTCAGAAAATTATCGACGCCATTATGGCGCATGCTGCTGCTGAATATCCGCGCGAATGCTGCGGCGTAGTGGCGCAAAAAAGCAGGGTGCAGCGGTACATTCCCTGCCGTAATCTGGCAACCGATCCGACAGAGCATTTCCACCTGTCGCCGGAAGATTACGCCGCTGCCGAAGACTGGGGAACAGTGATTGCCATTGTCCACAGCCACCCGGATGCCACGACGCAGGCGAGCGAACTGGATAAGGCACAGTGTGACGCTACGTTACTTCCGTGGCACATCGTCAGCTGGCCGGAGGGGGATCTGCGTACCATTCAGCCGCGGGGCGAGCTGCCGCTACTGGAGCGCCCATTTGTGCTCGGTCATTTCGATTGCTGGGGGCTGGTGATGAGCTATTTCCGGCAAACGCATGGCATTGAGCTGACGGATTACCGCGTGGATTATCCCTGGTGGGAGGACAGTTACCCCGAAAACTTCTACCACGATTGCTGGTATGAATGCGGATTCCGTGAATTCAGTGGCGTACCGCAGCCAGGTGATATGGTTATCATGCAGGTCCAGGCTAATAAGTGGAACCATGCAGGGATCCTGCTGGAAGGCAATATGCTACTCCACCATCTTTATGGCCATTTGAGTCAGCGTGTGCCTTATGGCGGCTACTGGCAGGAACGGACGATGAAGGTTCTACGGTATATGTCTCTGTGCTAACCTTTTGCAAAACCAAAGGGGATAGGGATATGAAAAAGACTTTGCTGCTTCTAATCGCAATAGCTGTTGCGGGCTGTTCAACTGAACCAGTTCTTCCACAAAATGCAAAAGAAGTTGATGCCGCGGTTGAATTTCATCAAAAACCAAATACGACAGAAGTTACCATCATTCGTGATAAAGGGTTTGTAGCTGGAGGGTGTGCTATCACATCCTATGTGAATGGCGTGCCAGTTGCTGAACTTGAAACAGGGGAAAAAGTTAGAGCTTATTTACCAGCGGGTGAAATAATTATTGGTGCTGGATTCGCTGGAAAGGGGCTATGTAGTGGAGCACCAAAAAAAGAGCGGGAGTTTATAATCAAACCTGACACACCGAGGGTGTTAAGAATATTCACGGATCAAAGTGGTAATGTTGATATTTTACCAATGACTGTAAATTGAAATATATTAAATATGTAGAACCACCTTCGGGTGGTTTTTTTATGGGAGTAACAAATGCAAGAAGTAATGACTCAAATTGAGCTACATGGGCCTTTGGGAAAAACCTTTGGTAAGGTTCACCATCGATTGATTAGCACTACTCACGAGGCATGCAGGGCGCTATCTGCCACTATTAAAGGCTTCGAGCAGTACATGCACACCAGTAAACAGCGAGGTCTGACCTTTGCGGTATTTCGTGGAAAGAAAAATATTGGGGAAGATGATTTAGGTTTCCCGGTGACTGGTGAAGTAATCAGAATTGTTCCAGTTACTATAGGTAGTAAAAAATCCGGTGTCCTTCAGACAATCCTAGGCGCAGTATTAGTAGCTGTTGGTGTAGTTCTAAATTTTACGCCTTTTGCAGCGGCCTCGCCTTTCTTCTATCAGGCTGGTGGTGCGTTGATCATTGGTGGCGTTGTTCAAATGCTTTCACCTCAACCGTCGGGTCTTGCCAGTAAGCAAAGTGCAGATAACCGCGCTTCATATGCTTTCGGTGGGGTGACAAATACTGCCGCACAAGGTTATCCGGTCCCGCTTCTTTATGGTCGCAGACGCATTGGCGGGGCGATCATCTCTGCTGGTATATACGTCGAAGACCAGCAATAACCAAAATAATCTTCCTCTCAGGCTACCAGATGGTGGCTTTTTTATGGGCGCAATATGGCTACAACAACCCAGATTAAAGGCCGCAAGGGCGGCAGTTCCAGTTCCCGAACCCCTACCGAACAGCCTGATGATCTGCAATCTGTAGCGAAGGCTAAAATCCTCGTTGCGCTTGGGGAAGGGGAATTTGCAGGGCAATTAACCGGAAAAAATATCTACCTGGACGGCACGGCGTTGGAAAACTTCGACGGCTCCCAAAACTTTAGCGGCGTAACGTGGGAGTTTCGTGCGGGAACGCAGGTACAAAATTACATTCAGGGTATTCCCGGTACCGAAAACGAAATCAACGTTGGAACAGAAGTATCAAGCGCAACAGCCTGGACGCGTACATTTACCAACACCCAACTATCAGCCGTTCACCTGCGACTGAAATGGCCTTCACTGTTTAAGCAGGAGGACAACGGCGATCTGGTAGGGTATTCCATCAATTATGCAATAGACCTGCAAACTGATGGTGGGACCTGGCAAACCGTTCTTAATACCAGCGTAACCGGCAAAACGACGTCTGGTTATGAGCGCAGCCACCGTATTGATTTACCGCAGGCTGGCAGCACCTGGACAATCCGACTACGTAAGATTACCGCTGACGCAAACAGCGCCAAGATCGGCGACACTATGACGCTGCAAAGCTTCACGGAGGTGATTGATGCCAAGCTGCGCTATCCGAACACCGCGCTGCTGTACATCGAGTTCGACTCGAGTCAGTTTAACGGTTCAATTCCACAGATATCCTGTGAACCACGTGGCCGGGTGATCCGCGTGCCTGATAACTATGACCCCGATACGCGGACTTATAGTGGCACGTGGCAGGGCGCGTTCAAGTGGGCCTGGACCGATAACCCGGCGTGGATATTTTACGATCTGGTTATTACCGATCGCTTTGGTCTGGGTAATCGCCTAAGTGCAGCCAACATCGATAAATGGACGTTGTACCAGGTATCGCAGTATTGCGATCAGCCGGTACCGGATGGAAAGGGTGGAAGCGGGACAGAGCCACGCTATACGTGTAACGTCTATGTTCAGGAGAGGAATGACGCTTATACTGTGCTGCGTGACTTTGCGGCTATATTCCGGGGTATGACGTACTGGGGTGGCGATCAAATTGTTGCGCTGGCCGACATGCCGCGGGATATCGACTTTTCCTACACATGCGCAAACGTGGTCGACGGCTTGTTTACATACGCCAGCAGCACCACCAAAACCCGTTACACCACCGCGCTGGTTTCCTGGTCTGACCCTGATAACGCCTACGCCGACGCCATGGAGCCGGTATTCGAGCAGCAGCTCGTTGCGCGCTACGGCTTTAATCAGCTTGAAATGACCGCTATTGGCTGCACCCGGCAGTCAGAAGCGAACCGAAAGGGGCGCTGGGGTATTCTCACCAACAATAAGGATCGCGTTGTGTCGTTTGATGTTGGCTTGGACGGGAATATTCCACAACCGGGTTACATCATTGCCGTGTCAGACGAACTGCTGTCCGGAAAAGTTATGGGCGGGCGTATCAGGGCCGTTAACGGTCGAGTTATAAAGCTTGATCGTGTTTCGGATGCAGTAGCTGGTGATCGCCTTATTCTCAACCTACCATCCGGCGCATCGCAGAGCAGGACAATTCAGGCGATTAACGGGGAATCAGTCACAGTCACCACGGCATACAGTGAGACACCACAGGCCGAAGCTGTATGGGTGGTTGAGTCAGATGAACTCTACGCCCAGCAGTATCGTGTTGTCAGTGTCTCCGATAACAATGATGGTACCTTCTCGATTACCGGCGCATGGCACGACCCGGATAAATATGCCCGTATCGATACCGGAGCCATCATTGACCAGCGGCCGGTGAGTGTGATCCCGCCGGGTAACCAGTCGCCGCCGGCTAACATTGTGATCAGCTCGTTTTCAGTGGTGCAGCAGAATATCAGCGTCGAAACCATGCGTGTGAGTTGGGACCAGGCGCAGAATGCTATCGCCTATGAAGCACAGTGGCGCCGCAATGATGGTAACTGGGTAAACGTGCCGCGCAGCTCCACCACGTCATTCGACGTTCCGGGTATTTATGCCGGGCGCTATCTCGTGCGTGTGCGCGCCATTAACGCCTCTGAAATATCCTCTGGCTGGGGCTACTCAGAAGAGAAAACGCTGACGGGTAAGGTGGGTAATCCGCCGAAACCTGTCGGCTTTGCGACAACGCCGATCAACTGGGGTATTCGCCTGAACTGGGGATTCCCAGCCAACACCGGGGACACACTGAAAACGGAAATTCAGTACACCGCGAACAGTGATTTCTCGAATCCTCTTTTGTTGTCGGATGTGCCTTATCCGTCTGCCGAATACACCCAACTGGGGCTGAAGGCGGGGCAGGAATTCTGGTACCGCGCGCAGCTGGTAGACAGAACGGGTAATGAATCAGGCTGGACCGACTGGGTTCGTGGTGAATCTAATGCGAATGTTGACGACTACCTGGGTGATATTGCTGATGACTTCCTGACGTCTGCCGACGGTGACCGCCTGACAAGCGACATTGATACCAACCTCGAAGCCGAATTGCAGAACGCGCTGGCCAACCATGCAACCGTGGAACACCAGTGGGCGCAGTACGGCGAAGTGCGCGCGGATATTCTGGTGGTTAAAACGACCATTGCGCAGGTGGATAAGGCCATGGCTGAAATGTCCACGCAGGTGCAGGCGCAGTTCAATGATGTGACTGCCGCGCTGGAAGATAAGCTCACCGCCGTGGTTGATGCGACCGGGGCATCTGCAATTTACACCCTTAAAACCGGGGTTCGAATAAACGGTGTGATGTATAACGCCGGGATGTCGATCGCGGTGCTGGCAGAAGCGGGTAAGCCGGTAGTCACTCGTGTCGGATTTAACGCCAATCAGTTCGTCCTGATGAGTGGCAGCGGTGATACGCAATATTCACCCTTTGCTGTGGTGAATGGTCAGGTGTTTATCAGTGATGCGTTTTTCCGTGATGCCTCCATTGATTTCGGAAAAATTACTGACAGCCTACAGTCATCAAACTTTATAGCAGGTCCGGGCGGGCGTGGATGGAAATTACCAAAATCAGGGAATGCTGAGTTTCATGGAAGCATGTACGCAGATGGCGGAGCATTTGCGTTTAACGGCGTTAATAACACAGTTGTCATTAACGGGAATGGGCTGACGGTCAATTTGTCCGGTGGTGGTCGGGTTGTCGTCGGGAGGTGGTCATAATGCCGGAAGGTATTCTGATTGATTACAACGATGGCCGTCCGGCAATGGCAATTACTGCGGGGCTGCGTGCCCCGAGTTTTTGTACATCGTTCTCGGGATGGTCATCCCAGTTCATGCAGTACCCGGTGAATACGCCACTCGTTCCTGGCTCACAGGCTATCGTTGTGCCAACTAACCCCATTTACATCTATTCCTTTGCTGAATTTGATGTGGCCATTATGACCAGCGTCACCCGAAACGGTGATTCCGGGGTAATTATCGGGGCTGAGACCATCGGCGGAAAAAGTCTTGTCCCCGACTGGTCTGGTTACGTCATGGAGCTGCTGCCTGCGGCGACTTATAACGAAGGATTACTGGTTTCAAACTCGACTGACTTCACTGCTATATCCAATCAGGCCGCGCTGATGACCTGCGCCTGGTCCGGACGCATTACGGTTAACGGCAGTGCTGCGCTTCCGGTGAGCGGTATTCCTTTCGGTAAATGGGATAACCCGAATGTGTCGGTGGGGTTTGATGGCGGCAATATCATCGTGCGCGATATTTCCTACACAGGGCGGGACGATGTGGCCGGAACGGCGACGATAGACCTGGTGATATTCAATCAGACAGCACCTGTCGGCGGCGACGGCATCACGATGACCAACGCTGCAGGTCAGGTGACGTTCTCCACGCTGAAGCGCCCCTTTGTCTATGACCGACAAATCCAGATCACTGATGCCTTTCAGGATATTGGCGGCGGGTTTTGCCAGATAGTCTATACCGGCGTTCAGGTACGAATGAGTGGTGGATGGGGAAATATAAGAACCAAAGGCGTGGTCATGTCAGGCGGTAGCGTCAGGTCGGCCTATAACAAAGTGTTTGCGAACCGTAATTCAGGCGCATGGGATATGACCCGAAACAGAAATATCGCCATGCCGATTCTTATTCTTCCGAACATGTACTGAGGAAAAACTATGTCAGCAGGAACCTTAACCCTGACGAATAACTCTGCTGCGGTCGCTGGCAGCGGGACCGCGTTTACTACTGAGGTGGCGGCAGGAGATTTTATTGTTGTTACTGTCGGTGGTATTCCCTATACGCTCCCGGTCAAAACAATCGAGAGCAATACAGGACTGACGCTGGTCAGTAACTTTACCGGGCCAACACAATCTGGTGCGGCCTGGTCTGCCGTTCCTCGTGTGGCGCTGAACATGGTTACTGCCGCGCTGGTGGCTCAGAGCGCAGAAGCGCTTCGCGGCCTGAACTACGACAAGCAGAACTGGCAGCAGTTTTTCACTGCTGACGGTGATGTAACCATTAAGCTTCCAGATACCAGTCAGACTACGGGCCCATCAGCGAAAAAGTTGATCAATAGTGTGGCCGATAAAGCAGATAAGGTTGATGGTGTTGTTCCTAAAGAGCAGGGCGGTACCGGACTTTCTCAACCATTTGGCGATAAAGAGGGACAGTTTTGTCAGGGCAGCGATTCGCGCCTGAACACCATAAATGGTAAAACCGGCGGTCAAATTAATAGTGGTGTGAATCTGGCATGGGGAACGGATGGCGTTTTCTCTCACTCTCTGGGGTTTGATGTAATCCCCGGGCAGGAAGCGGCCAGACTCCGTGGGTCACGTGCTGATTTCACCGATGGTACTAACCGTGTGATCCTGAACCTTGATTCCGTTGGGAACAGGCGTACCGTGTTTTACGCTAACGGAGGCATTTTATGCCAGCCCGGTATTTATGGTGGTCCGCAAATGTACTCAACCTTCCTTAATTTCGTTGGCGGGCCTGTAGATTTGTGGGTTGATAATTCGCGAATGGGGGCACTCCAGCTAACAACCACATCCGACAGACATCTTAAAAAAGAAATAAAATATCTCTCGGATAAAAACGTGATGGGTGAGTTGTCCGCATCTGCCACAGCACTGAATGAAGTTATGGAATGGAAGCCCGCGACGTTCAGGTTTAAGAAGCGAGGTATTATTCCTGAGAGCGAAACGAAGCTTGGATTTATCGCAAATGACCTGGTGGTGACGTCCCCGGAGTGTGTGAAGGGAAAAGGTCTGGAAGATGGATATGATGAGAATGATACTACCGACGCATATTCTCTGGATGAGACAGCAATGATTGCCAAACTGACGTTATCAATTCAGGCATTACAGAAACAAATTACTGAACTTCAGAACAGCAGTGTGTGATGCCTTTCTTGTGATATGAATTGCCGCAGTCACGTCGTATGCAAGAACGTAACTGCGGCCGGCTGGTTACCTTACAATATAGCGAGTATTGGGTGGTTCCCAGTCGCATCGGATTGTACCTGTGCAATATGACGAATCAATGTGTTTAATCTGAAACCAGCCACATATCAGCCTCTTCAAACATTTCCTGAACAGTCCGGCTTATCTGTTCTTTCTCATGCTTGCTGGCGTCAGTGTTAATCGCCGGCAGTGTCATCATCGGTTTAACCCGAACATCAGCATCGGGGAATATCCGGTGAACCCTCTTACTCAATTCGCCCAGAATGATATCTTTTGCGCCGGGCAGACCATCAAAATTTCTTTTGTCATAAACGAGTTCCACAAACATGCTTTAACCCCTCTTTACTGTGTATAGTGACAGTATATACTGTATGTATTTACAGTATCAATGAGAGTGAGTTTATCATGATGTATTATTCACCTACTGAGCTCCACCAGAGAGTAGCACTGCCCTTATTCAGCGACCTCGTTCCCTGTGGATTTCCCTCGCCAGCACAGGACTATGTTGAGAAACGTATCGACCTTAATGAGCTGCTGGTACAGCACCCCAGTGCGACATATTTTGTGAAAAGCTCCGGTGATTCGATGATCGGCGCGGGTATCAGTAGCGGTGATTTGCTGATTATAGACAGCTCCAGGAAAGCAACTCATGGGGACATTGTCATAGCGGCCGTTGACGGAGAATTCACGGTTAAACGTCTGCAGTTACATCCGACAGTAATGCTCATGCCAGAAAACAGTGTGTATCCACCCATTGCGATTGGTAGTGAAGACACGCTCGATATATTTGGCGTGGTGACGTTTATTGTGAAATCGACAGACTGAGTATGTTTGCACTGGTTGATGTGAACTCATTTTATGCCAGCTGTGAGGCGGCATTCCGGCCAGACCTGAAGGGAAGGCCGGTAGTCGTTCTTTCGAATAACGATGGCTGCGTGATTGCCAGGAGTGCTGAGGCTAAAGAGGTTGGGGTGAAAATGGGAGACCCGTTCTTCAAACAAAAGGATTTATTCCGCCGCTATGGGGTTGTGTGCTTCAGCAGTAACTACGAACTCTATGCTGATATGTCCAACAGGGTAATGACCACACTGGAAGAGATGTCGCCGCGCTGTGAAATTTATTCGATAGACGAGGCATTCTGCGACCTGACAGGTGTCAGAAACTGCCGTGTGCTGGAGGATTTTGGACGGGAACTAAAGGATGCCGTTTACCAGAACACACGGCTGACGGTTGGTGTCGGTATTGCCCAGACAAAAACGCTAGCAAAGCTTGCAAATCATGCTGCAAAAAAATGGCAGCGGCAGACTGGCGGAGTGGTTGATCTGTCCAACATCGAGCGTCAGCGTAAACTCATGGCTGCCCTTCCGGTAGATGAGGTCTGGGGTGTGGGACGGCGTATCAGTAAAAAGCTGGAGGCCATGGGGATCAAAACTGTACTGGCACTGGCCGGTACCGATATCCGTTTTATCCGTAAACATTTCAATGTAGTGCTTGAAAGAACGGTGCGCGAACTGCGTGGTGAGCCCTGTCTGGAGCTTGAAGAGTTTGCCCCCTCAAAGCAGGAAATTGTCTGCTCCCGATCGTTCGGGGAACGTATCACTGATTATGATGCCATGCGCCAGGCCATCTGCAGCTATGCTTCGCGCGCCGCAGCAAAGCTACGTGGAGAGCATCAGTATTGCCGCTTCATATCTACTTTTGTCAAAACGTCACCCTTTGCGTTGAACGAACCGTACTACGGTAACAGCTCGTCGGTGAAGCTGCTCACCCCGACACAGGACAGCCGGGATATCATTGCAGCAGCGACGAGGAGTCTGGATGCAATATGGAAAGACGGGCACAGATATCAGAAAGCCGGGGTAATGCTGGGGGACTTCTTCAGTCAGGGCATAGCCCAGTTGAATCTGTTCGATGATAATGCGCCTCGCCGGGGTAGTGAGAAATTGATGGAAGTGTTGGATCAACTCAACGCCAAAGGCGGGCGGGGGACGCTGTATTTTGCAGGACAGGGCATCCAGCAGCAATGGGCGATGAAACGTGAGATGCTTTCGCCGCGGTACACGACAAGATTCTCGGATTTACTCATCGTTAGTTGAATTGTAAATAACACATGATATATTTTTAAATATTTCATATGGTTATGGTGAGGAAAATAATGACAGAGTGGGTGTTTAAGGATGAGCTGTGGAAGACAATTGTCGCGGCATTGCCAGTGATTGCCGCATTATGGAAAACTTGCGAATATATTTATCAATTTTTACGAAGTGGTAAAATCTTAAAACTTCGGCATTATTATAAAGAGTATGGCGAACATTTAGGAGTGGAAGATAAACAATTCATTACTAAGCTATTAAGAAATAAAATAATGACTCAATTAATGGGAGTATCCAACGATAGTACCAGGAATAAATTGCTATACATCTCAAACAGATGTGATTTGAGACTTACTACTAGGAAGTTGGTGATCTTGAGTCGTTACTTGAAATATGATGGTAAGTATTTCTATTTCTTAATAGATAAAAAATACAGAATAAAACAGTTTTTTTCTTGGATTGCGGCAGTAGCCTATTTGGCATATGCCCTGGCTCCTATAAAAGTATATTATGATGGAGCGCTGGATACGTTCCAGATTTTGCTTGCTATATTTTTCTCAGTTATTTGTATTCTACTGTCGCTTTTTCTAATGACGGCTTATCCCACAGTGAAAACAATTCAAGGATTAAATGGAAGGATGTTAAAAGTGAATGGCTCAAAATTCAGTGAAGTTTAGTAGGAGCTTTACCCCAAACATGTATTACTTGATTGGGCATATTATATGTGATCCTTGATTATTAACATTCCCAACGGCGCGCGTCACGGCGTGCCAGATAAATTTATCTGCCGAAACAGCCCCGTCGGAGGCTATCTCTTCGGCTTCTTTCCCTCCAGTATCCTGCTTCATCCATTCTCGAGCTGCTTCTGGTGACAGTACCAGAGGCAGCCTGTCGTGAATATCTACCAGCCTTTTGTCGGCCGCAGCTGTAACTATCAGAAAACCTTCTGCTTCATCTCCACGTTCAAATGGTGTGCTGCCGATCGCCGCCATAAAAATCGGCTTACCGTCTGCCCGGTGAATAAAATAGGGTTGTTTCTGGTCGCCTTCCTTTTTCCACTCAAACCATCCATCAGCAAAGCAAATTGCGCGACCATGCTGCCAGAGTGGTTTAAACATTCTGCTGGTGGCTGCAGTTTCAGACCGTGCGTTAATGAGCGGCGGTTTATCCCACCAACCGGGGCCGTATCCCCAGATAACTGGATCCAGATGCAACTGCTCATCACGTTCGCTCAGAAGCAGAACTTTTGTTCCTGGCGCTACGTTGAATCTTCCGATGGGTTCTGGATCGTATGGAATGTCGCGTTCTGATTCATCAGCGAGCAGGGCAAGATAATCTTCACGCGTCATTGACTGTGAAAAGCGTCCACACAT